ACGAACTATGGCACGAATACGCAATATACGGATCCTTATTCTTATTCGGGCATGTTACCCGCAAAATCTTCTTCGAATTTTATGCCAATAACTGCCGATTTCAGTTCATTTGGTAAATAAATGACATCGCGGCCTTTCTATTTTTATCTTTTGCGTAAAATAGATAAAAATAAAAACTCAATGGTATATAACGATTCTACCTATGAATACTATAAATATAAACGATATCTTAGAGCGCGATAAGATTGCAGGTGAAATAAAGAACCTCTTATCTGGCTTCGACCAGAATTGCAAAAATTTGACGTTCAAAAAGGGTTTTTTTATTTATGGTTCTCCCGGCTGTGGAAAAACACAGTTCGTTATGAATTTGTTAAAAGAAATGGATTATGATGTTATAAAATATGACGCGGGCGATGTTCGTAATAAATCTTTGATTGACACAATTACGAGCAATAACATATCAAATCGTAATGTTCTCCACATGATGACGAAAAAAGTAAAGAAAATCGCAATTGTCATGGACGAAATTGATGGTATGAACAATGGTGACAAGGGCGGCATTACGGCGTTGATTAAAATCATACGTCAAAAAAAGACAAAAAAACAGAGGTTGGAAAATATGACATTAAACCCGATTATATGTATTGGCAATTACTACATTGATAAAAAAATAAAAGAACTCATAAAGGTTTGTAATACATTTGAATTGAAAACTCCAACATCAACACAAACATCTGCACTGTTACATAAAATGATTCCCTCATTTCATGATTCCACACCGACATATAAAAGCACTATTGTGAATTACATACAAGGAGATTTACGAAAAATGAATTTTGTATCGGAAATGTTTGTTCGTAAACCAGAACTCATCACAGAGGATGTCGTAAATCATATATTCCATTCAAAATCATATAACGAAGACTCCAAAAAAATCACCCAATCTCTTATTAATTCCCCTATAAAAATGCAGGATCATAACCGATTCATGAACGAAACCGACAGGACCATTGTTGCATTATTATGGCATGAAAACATTGTTGATGTATTGGAAAACAAAGAGACACAGAATTCCTACCCCTTTTATTTAAAAATACTGAATAATATGTGTTTCGCGGATTATATTGATCGGATCACATTTCAACATCAAATTTGGCAATTTAATGAGATGAGTTCTCTCATGAAGACGTTTTACAACAACAAATTATATCACGACACTTTCCCGGAAAATAAAAACATGTTTCGTCCGCCCGAAGTTCGGTTCACAAAAGTATTGACCAAGTATTCGACGGAATACAACAATATGCTTTTCATTTATAATTTGTGCCAAGAGTTGGATATGGACAAAAAAGATGTGGTCGCACTATTTCAAGAGTTACGTCTCTTCCAAGGCGGTGAGTTTTGTCATATTTTAGAAAAATTAAACCTCTCTGAAAAAATATTTGAAAATTACAATATTACCAAATTAGACATAAAACGCATGTATCGTTATTTAGATAAAAATGTGAAAAAAGATGCCACTGTGAGTGCCGATGACGATTTAGATGAAGATTTCGAATAGTTGGCACAATGCGTATATAGATTTATGATATTAAAGATACTATCATAAACCATTGAGGAATTCAGAGATCAAGGCACATTCACATCAAGAATGATTACGGGATCGCTTTTAGACTTTTCGTAAATGGGTTCTACGCTAACATTGTCCAATCCCGGCGCGGGCGTAAATACGGGCAATGGCGAAATTTGAAGGGGAGTAGATTCTGGCGACACTGTCGTTGAATTGCGCAATTTTTGAATCTCAATCTTGGACAATTGTATTTCCTTCGATTTTTCAATAAGTTGCTTTTGTAATGCGGAAATAATAGTTTCTAATTCGGCGATACGAGCATTCTGTTTGTTAATTTCGCTGTTTGCACTTGCTATAACTTGTTGTTGTTTATCGATAATGTCGACGACCTGTGTGTTGTTCAATTCAACGGGTTCTTCACCGGGGCGTTGCAATACAATCGGTCCATTTGCCCTTTGTTTTGCCATTTCTTCTTGTAGCATTTTCTCGCGCCTCGCTTCAATCTCTTTAATTTGAACAAGCACATCGGGTTTCATTTTGGGTTCGCCGGGTTCGTAGTTTTCTAATAGTTTATCTACTTCTTCCATGAAAAAATGTTTCACACGACGTTCGTTCTTAAATTTTATGAACATGTCCACAGTTTTCGGCGATTCTTTCAAATAGTCCGGGTGAGGATTATCTAACATTTTGCGCTTATCGAACGTGTTATGCTCATGAGAAAACACCAAAATTGTTTTCAAGGGGTCCAATTGGACAAATGGTATTGTATATTCTTTCAAAAACGCGCGCTCTTCGGCGATGGCGGCGTGTTCGTCGTATTTCGTGATTTTCAAAAGTTCTCGGCGAAACGCAAATGTTCCAGCAGTGGCATGGTTTGGTCCATATGGACCGCACTGTATCATTTTTTGGATGTGCTTAAAATAAATGTAAATCTCGCTTGATCCTGCACACAAAGCACTCTTGTTTTGTTCTAAACGTTCCACTGCGTGGGCAATGCGTTCCGGAGGATAATAATCGTCATCGTCCATGTATACAATGATTGACCCTGTTGCATATTGGTGCATATAATTGCGTTTTGCACCAAGTGTCATTTTTTTAGGAACTTCATAATATTTAATTTGAGGGATATTGGCTTGTTCTACTAAATCTTTGATCTTATCCGTTCCGTCATCTACAATAATCCACTCGATTTTGTTTTTCGGATAGGTTTGGTTCCGAAAACATTCCATCATGATTGGGATAAAGGGTCGGCGATTGAATGTTGGCGTGCATACGGATACAGTGGGATAGACCTTTTTTTCAGCCAGCCTTTCTTTCGCAGTTTTCGTCATATTTTATAGAGTTAAAAATATGTCTATATATCATTTCTGATGATTTATTTTCATAGGATAAACTCGTTTTACACACTTGAACGATTCTATTTTTGCGGGGGAAAAGAGGGCAAAGATGGCACTGCGGGCACTGCCGGTAAAGATGGCACTGCGGGCAAAGATGGCACTGCGGGCACTGCCGGTAAAGAGGGAATTGCGTCTGACAAAAACGGAATATCCGCCGATTTTACAACGGCGCTGAATGGAGTTGTCGGTTTGTCTGGAAACATTTCGTTCATATATTTTTCGCTTGGCGCACTTGTTTTCGGGTGTAACAATTCTTCTTGTTCTTCTTTAATTCCCTCTTTATATTGAACGTAAGATAATCCGCACAATGTCAGAATCAACACTGCATTAATAACAAGAAGCGACATGCGTAATAGATAGGTTTTTATTGAAATATAATCAAACATGGATATAAAAAACATGTAAATAAAGGCAATCCATAAACAATATTTATAGCCAAAATCACCAATTGCATTTATAGTAAATATCATGTTCTCCCAAAAAGTGAATTTCCTACAAGGTGTTTCTTTTTCCCGCAAAAAATCACGGGAGGGTTTTATATATTCCCAAATGGCTTTTCGAATCGGCAGCGGGTTGAAATTTTTCGAATATATGGGTATTGCCAATAGCGAATATAATGCGATGTAAACCATAACTAAAAAACCACCCAACGGCACACTGCATAGCATCGCAAATAAAAATCGCACAATATGACATATAACAATAATGAATATCATCGTCGGGTTGGCGACGATCGACAAAATGTTCTTGTAGGTTTTGATCATTCCATAAAAATCAATCGCAATGAGACCAGCAAAAAACAAATATACTACAGTTACTAACATCAACATGACAGTCATATTCTGACCATTTTGTTTGAGTGCATCTACTAAAAATGTGCGACATCGACTCGGATAATTATAAATAATAGATATGAACAAGAAAAATAAAACTATAAACAGGGTTGTTTTATTCACAGTCTTCTCAAACATCGATGGAAACCATACTACAAAATATTCCTGGAACTTTTCGGGAAAAAAAATAGCAAACTCAAACCAAAAAATGATATAGGTATACAACGGGCCATTCGCATCGGTATCCTCTTTTGTTTTTAAATTCCCTCTATAAAAGTCTTTGTATATGTCGACCCCATTTCCAGCCGCATTTTTATAATAACTTATGTAATACCAATTAAATACGACAAACCACGCCAATACAATCGAAAAAAACCACCCCACATTTCGTTTTAATATAACAACATCCTGTATATCATCGACTTTTCCCATGGAAAAAAGTTTGGCGATCCCATCTGCAATCTTGAATAAAATCATGTCAAAAAAATTATACGTAATATTTACGTAATGAACCAGTTTATCCGCGACAGATTCTGCACCCACGCGTCCTTTGTCATCTACTGGATCGTCGCCATACCATTTGTTATTGTCATTTAAACTCTGGTCCATATATCCTTCTATGACAGGAGGAGAACCCGTGGTCAGGTTTCTTTTTTTTTTGTTTTCACTCTCATTGTTATTTTCACTCTCATCTTTGTCATAAATATTGACAAGAGGTTCAATGTTTTTATAATTTTCACCCGTCTTCTTTTTCTTCGTTGATTTAATTTTTTTTATTTTTTGTATCATATGTTCCACTTGAAAATTGTCTTTTGATGTTGAATGACTAAAGGTTTTTATGTTCCAGAAATCGCTTGGATTCTTAGTGAAATCCATGTCAATTATAGTCTTCTTTTTTCGGCTTATACTATAAGTCGAAAAAAAACATTTGATATTACCGTGCATACAACATTCCGCAATTTCCACTAATAAACGAAAGTATATTATATCGCTCTTCAAACAATGTCATGTTATAGTTGTAATCATGTAATCGCCAGTTTGATTTACGAACACCAATGTAATCCCCGTCAGCATTGCATATCACATCGAAAGATGAGTTTATGGAATCGATAGGTGGAACATGCGTGGTAATTTCCAACTCTATATTTTTAAACTTACTTAAATTTAATGCACCAGATGGTTGATACTCAAATGGACTCGTATTTAAACAAAAATTATAGCAATAAAGGCCTTCCTGTGCTGATCCGTTTGTGCGCGTATATTTTTCAATATAATCATATACGCCACGTGTTAATATGTTTTCTCGATATTCACCGTTTAAAAGTATACCCATGTTTTCCAATATTTCACGCTTATTTTGAACCGCATAATCACCAACGGTAACAATGCCCGTTGATCGACCATCGTTCGGATCATTGGCTAAAGAATAATAAGTGTCTGAGGTTTTGTCATATATATAGAGTGAGGAAGATGGTGCTATTGTATTTTCGACTTTTTGAATTGGTTGATTTGTAATGATATTCATTGCTGATGGTAATCCGTCATAGGGCCAATTCGTATAATTCGACCATTCGTTTCTTAAATTTACATCGTTTCTTTGTAAATACCACATCCAACTCGCAATCATGCCACTTGAGTTCAATTTCAATCGTTTTGTGCCGGTTATATTCTCAAAATTATACTGAAAGATGTCTTTCACTAAATATACATGATC